GGAAGTGCCTAGGAGGGGCACAAATAATGAGTGACATTTTCGATATTGTGGTGGACGTCAACCTCACCATGGACGGCTGGGAAACCGCACCAGTGGAAACTGACATCGAGGAAGGGATACGCTTATCCTGGACTCGCACGGTCGGGGATTACGAAATTCTCATCTGGGCAACCGGAATCCTCGATGAATACGATCTTGGCCTGACCATCGAGCATCTTCCCAGCGGCGAAATTCTGGAGTTGGAAAAATGGGATGAGCGTGAGCAGATCGACAAAATTTTGGGTGGCAAACTATGGTTAATCAAGAGCATGTTTGAGGATGCTGCCATGGAATGGCTGGAAGACCACTGCTATGATGAGGAAGGAGAGTTTTAGCCATGAAAGTACTCGATCATGTGCCCCCAACAATGGAAACGCTTGTCAAAAGCATTTTCGAGCTAATCGACATGCCGAAATACGGCTACGCATCAACAAGCTTCCACCAGGGCATCGACCCGCGCACCCGACGCGCCACCATGAGGGTTGAATGCTGGGATGAGTATGGGGCCTACGATTTTGATGTGCTTTTCGAGGGCGACGCCACTAAACCATGCTGGATGCACACCTTGACCGCGCGGCTCGATATCCGACACCTTTATGATGAGGTGCGCATCGAGTGGAAAATCACCATTGAGGATGTGTTGGAGCCCCAGGGTTTGCGTAAGTACTGGCCTGGTTGTGAACCCGCCTTGTATGGTTTCATTGCCCAAACTTACCTGTGGTTGCTGGACCAGCCTATGGCGGCCCAGTATTTGCAAGAGTTTGTGGCAATCGTCACAGAGTGATTAACATCACGTTCCCGGGGCTGGTTTTACTGGCCCCGAACTGGTATAATAAAAAGCATGGAAGATACGATAATGCAAATCATTAAAGAGGTGAAAGACCTTCTTCGTGACCAGCTGGTAAACCTTTGGGATGGCACATGGGAGCAGAACAGCTACACCGAGCCGCTTTCTTCTGATGATGGGTTTTGGTACGGATTGACGTATAAAAAGCGGTTTGGCGAGTGTGAGGTATCCATCGGCTGCGAAGGCGGAGATGATAATTACGTCACTTTCATTGATATTTACCACGAGGACAGTTCAGCCAAAGTTGTTTTTGCGGAAAGCCCCGAGGGATTATGCTTGATTGATGATATCATTTCGCGGCATGCGCGTGAATGTTTGGAGGAGGAGTTTCGTGATCGTGCCTGGTAGCATTAAAGTGATGGGGCGAATCCCCCACACAATGCGTAATTTCCTGAAGAAAAATATTGGTGGGGGTGGTGTCCTGAGATACGGCGGTGTCAATAACCCGCATGATCCGATGAGCGATTTAGGGGTGCACGGGGTTGATACCTGGCCTATCCAGGGCAGTATCAGGGGTCAGGTCACGCTGCGAGTGTCGGTAGAGTTTGATGTGATGGCCCCGTTCGATGAGCAGGAGATGGAAGTTGTCGTGCGGGTTCACCAGGACGTTAGGGGGCGCGCCTACCGGCTGGTTTTCCGGTGGCGCATTTCTTACGGTAAGCCTGCGGGTGATGATCTTCTATCGGTTTGGCCGGAGGCTAAGAACACGCTTGACAAGTTTCTGCAACGATGCTACACTCTGCCACCCGGGCAAATAATCCCACATGATGCGTATACCCAAGCGGAGGTGGCGGAGATTGGGAAACAAAATCTTGAACGTATGCAAAAAATCTTAGGAGGATTTGATTAATGGAAACCTTACAGGAATACCAGGCTGGTGTGCTTGAGCGGGTGAAGAATTTTCCCCGCGGCGGGATACCCGAATGGGTGGAAGCACAGGTTTTGTTGCATGAGGTTGATTCTTTGGAGCGCTACGGCTACCCGATCGAGGGCATGGGTGTGGGTGATTATGCTGCCCTGGTGGCGGCTGTCACGCCCCCGTGGCATTCCGCTAAAACGCCTGTTGAGGCTGCGCAAATCATGGCCGCGAATATCCGTCAGGTTTCGAATGGTGCGATGAGCCCCACGGAGATTAGCCGCATGCGGAGCGTGCTCATTCCTGAGGCGGAAGTGATTTTCCGTCTGATGCCTGATGGTTTTTCTAAGGTTGAGTTTGCTGCTAATATGATGCTCGTGTTGGAAATGGTGGATGAAGTTTTGAAAGGGTCGCTATGAACATGAACTTGGCGGAGTTTAAGGAATACCTGAAAAAACAGGTTGATGTTTTCCCGAAAGCGGGGGTGCCGGATTGGGTTGTGGCCACCCCCTTGGTGTTGCAGTTGTCGCTGCTGAAGGATGCGGGGCAGGATGTGGGGGTTTCGGAAGAAAAGCTCCGGTTCCTGGCGGGAGCCGCGGTACCCCCGTGGTTGGGGGAGTCGGACCCTGTGAAGATTGCGGAAATGCTTATCGAAAATGCGATGGCTGTTTTCAATAATTTTGATGATTTTGATGTGTTCACTTTTGCGTATGGGGTAATCGTGCCCTATGCTAATGCGGTAATCCCCCTGCTTTCGGATGATGATTTAGTGCGTAGGCTAAAGCGTGCCGAGGGTGTTTTGTTTGATGCTATCGCCTACGAATGCTAACATGTGACCAACATCACCACCCGTTTCCCGGTTTAGACTTTCGGTCTAGGCCGGGGATTGTTATAATAGGGGCATGGTTAATATCAATTGGGGCGCTGTGATGACCGCGGCGCAGGAAGGCCGTTTGGCAGAATTTTTCAGCAGGCTACTAGAACGCAAGGATGATACGGAGCGTGAAAAAGTAGCGTACAAGGTTGATGGTTTCACACGGTTCACTGAAGATTGTTTCCGCAAGTTTGCCGAGGATTACGCGTATCTGCTGGGGGTGAATGAGGGCCTGGCCACCCTGGATGTGATTCAGGATGGTGCAAAAACCGGTATGGCGATGGAAGAGCTCTTGGCCAAGGCTGAAGAATGTCACAACCACACCATGTACATGTTCCGTGAAGGTGAAAAAATTGATGACCCGGAGGGCAACCGTATCGCCACACGCTTGTATAAAATCGCCTACGAGTTCCATAAGGCAAGCCTGCAAAACTATTTGAAAGGGGAAACCAAATGACGGACACTTATCTTGATGTTTGCGAGGGTGAGGAAGATCACTATGATGCTTTCCTGGGTGAAAAGTATTGGGTGATTGAGCAGCTGCGCAAGAAGCACTGCCCCGAAACCCCGAAGGAACTTTTCAATGATGACCATGCTTACCATCGCCTGGTTGATGATGAGGCGGAGAAATGGCGACTATACTACTGGGGTGATGACCAGGATGAGGTTATCGAGGTTTTGAAGCAGTCGGATATCCGATACCCCAATAATGGGGGTGGGTTCACTAAGGTGCAGCCTGGGCAAATGTTCTTATCCCGTGGCGATGGTGTTGTTTCGTTCTATGGTGAAAAGTCTTTGGTTCGCCGAATCAGTTTCATCAACCCGGACCTGGATGTTCCACACGATGACCACCCGCATATCGCGTTCCACTACCTGCTTGTTGGTGATGTGATCGGTGAGGGGAAGTTCATTACCACTTTTCATGGCGGTTATTCGCGTGAGGATGATGGTGTGCCGGACACCGCGTGGACTAACATGGGGATTTCTGACGGCACCGAAGAGGGCGAACGGCAGCTGGATGCTATCGCCCCTTGGCGCCACCGGGCAATGGCCGCGTTCAAGCAGGATGTTGAGAAAGTTTTGGCCGCAAAAATCCGTATCGGCAAGAACGCGGATCAGGAGATTGCAACGCTTTTGTATATGGATAAAAACCACCCGGGTGAGAAATATTCCACCACGGGCGATGGGGCCGTGTGGTTGTGGCGTAAAGTCTGATTTGCAAACGAGCAAGTAAAGGAGTATAATAAGAACCATGGCAACGTTTGAGAAGATAAACCGGGCTGACCGGCTGCTAGAAGAATACTACCCCCACAAGCCTGGCTGGTATATTGCTTATGGTTGGTTCTATGATCGGGTGCTTGACATTGAAAACGATAAGTGGATTCTCGACCCCGACACCACCGAGGGCAAGACGGCGATCAACGAGTTGTTGCCACAGGCGTGGGTTGGGGCGCGGGTGCACGACCTGCGCAAAGATGCTGTGCGGTTTGAGGAAATGCGGTTCTACCGCCGTGAGGATGACAGTTGGTTTTTCTCACAGTACGTGATGCTACCCCGGGCGGCGGGCGGGCACTGCGTGTACTATTTCAGCATGCACCGCGAACACGACGATGACCAGTCATCCCTGTTCCTTGATATTGGTCATGGCGCGGATCACCAGTGGGCTGGTATTGAATCTTGTTCCGGTGATCCTGATTCTGACGCTTTGCTTGATATGATTATTCCTGGTTGGCGGGATGTGTTGGCGGAGTTTGATGCTAAATGCGAGAAGTTTCTTGCCGGAAACGACCCGTTGTCCCAGCCGAAGTGTGAGGATGTGCCAGTGAGCTAAGAGAAAGCCCTGCCCCACTGTTGTGGGGGTGGGTGAAGTCGACACGATACTGTCGTGTTGGCTGTCCCCCGTCCCTAAAATGTGAGGAAAAACACATGAAATTGGATCATTCGTTTGAAGAGTTCGACGCGGAAATGAAACGTCAACAGCGACTGTGGGTTGGCCTGATGGTGTTTGCCGTGATCGTGAAGCTTACTATTGTTGTTGCGGCTATCGCAGCCCTGGTGTGGGCTGTAGCTCACTTCATGTAAGGAAAGGTAATTGTGACTGAATTAACACAAGCCCCTGATGGGGTGAAGGATGATGAGGCCCCCGCCATTGAGGTAAAAGGCATTGCCCATAAGCTAGCGTTAGCGTCGAAAGAAATTGGCGCGGTTGGCAAGTGGGGGCAGAACCAGCACCAACGCTATAATTTCCGCGGCATTGAGCATGTCATCAATGCTGTCCACCCAGTATTTTCGCGGCTTGGTATCGTCATTAAGGTTAAGGTTCTTGACTGGAAGTACGAAGTTGCTACCACATCGAAAGGCGCTGGTCAAATCCGTGTACGCCTGTTGGTGGAGTACACGTTTATTGATGGTGAATCAGGCGACGAACTGTCGGTGACTGTGCCTGCGGAGGCGTTCGACACCAGCGATAAAGCCACATCAAAAGCGATTAGTGTGGCGTTGCGCACAGCCCTAACCCAAGTGTTGTATATTCCTACTGCGGAGGTTGACCGTGATTATTCTCACATCACGGTTGATGGTGTTGACCATAGTGAGGTTGATAGTAAGCCGGATAAGCCCGCGGATTTATCAGAGGAGTTTATTACGCGGGTGATGGGCATCACTGATCTTGAGGTGTTGCGGAATGACTATATGAATCTTTCTCAAGATTTGCGTGAGGACCCCCGTGTGATGCGGCTGTATAAGGATTGCAAGGATCGTTTGGAGGGCAAGCCTGATGCTGGTTAAAGTGCGGATTACCGAGGGTAAACCCGAGGTTGGGGTTGACGAGCTTCAAGACTATGATGCGGCTTTCCTTCTGCGGCTTCTGGTGGCTGGGGCGTCTGGAACCCAAACCGATATGGATACTTTCTTAGACTTTGTTCACGAATCACGCGACGATTTCATGCGCCACCTTGAGGTTTTGTTTGATTTTCATTGGGTGTGCACGATTGGGGAATCCTCAGAAATGGTTACAGTCAGTGTTATTGCCCCACCGAATTGCAAAGCTGTGCTTGCGGGGGCGGCTAAACGCCCCGTGTGGGGCAGGTACACTGAAGGGTTCGATGCGTTTTGGAAAGCCTATCCTCGCCGGGTAAATAAGGCCAAGGCGTTTCAGGCGTGGAAAAGTGCTGTTGAAACTGTTTCTGAGGAAACCCTGATAGATGCGGCTAAACGGTACGCTGCTTATCATGATGCTGTCGGTACGGATCAGCAGTATATTAAGCACCCGACCACTTGGCTGAATGGAGGGGAGTGGGATAGTGTACCTGTAATACCGTCACTGTTACGTATCTCCCCCATGTCGGAATACGAGGGGTTGAGCATTGACGACCCGGAAGCGTGGTGTCTGCGGTGAGTATCAGTCCAGAAGCTACCGAAAAATTATTGGAGAAAATGATCGTGGCGGTGTGGGGTTTCAAACGGCCCCAAAACGCCAAGGAGTATAAGATTCTGATTGACACGTGGTATCAATCATTGAATGCTATTGGTGACTACCCGGAGCCGGTGTATGATATGGCGTTTGGTCGCTGGTTTGGTTTGGCGCGTGCCACTGATTCGCCCCCAAGGCCTGGGGATATCGTAGCCCATTGTGGTCATGTGATGGCTGATTTGGGGCGTGACCCGAAGATGCGTGAGCGTGTACGGTTGTGGCGTGAGGAACGGCGCAAGAAGATTGATAGCCTTCTGGCAGATGAAGGCAACAACGATAAGATGGGAAATGACGATGAGTCTTGATGTTTCATTCCGCGGCAACCTTGGCGGCGACCCGGAATTGCGGTTCACGCAAGCGGGGAAGGCGGTGTGTTCCTTCAGTGTTGCTAACACGGATTCGCGGAAGAACCAGGCCACTGGTGAGTGGGAAGTGGTAGATACTACATGGGTTCGGGTGTCGTGTTTTGACCGGCTTGCCGAATCGGTTGCTAATAATTTGCATAAGGGTGACCGTGTTGTTATCGCGGGCCGGCTTGTGAATCACGAATACCAGGATAAGAATGGTGAGGTTGCCCACAGTTTGCAGGTAACCGCAACCGCTATCGGTTTGGATTTGGCAGGGAAACGATTCCAGGCTCAAGGCCAACCCATGGGGCAAGGTGGCAGTTTACAACAGCAGGCACAGCAAGGTTGGATAGGTGCACAGCAGCGCTACCAGCAGCAACAGCAGCCACAAATGCGCCAACCACAACAACCATGGCAAGGAGGTGTCGACAATGAGCAACCACCATTCTAAAGAAAACATGGTACTTGTGTTCACAAAACCAGCCTGCCCACAGTGTGACGCGGTGAAAAAATGGTTTGACAAGCACCCTGATGTTCCGGTAGAATACGCCCCCATTGACGATAATGTCCTAGCTCAGGCTGTTGCTGATGGTGTTCAGCAAGCCCCGATCGTGGTGCTTGTTAAGGATGGTTTAAGGGAGCATGCGCATGGTGGTTTTAACCGTCTTCGTTTGATGGAATACCGTAAAGCCCTTTTGTCGTAGTAGTTGTTCGTTGCCCCCCTGTTGTGGGGGCTTTAGTTTGTTCAGGGGAGAAAAGCGCGTGAATGAAACCTTAACACTGGATGAGGAAAAAACTTTACTTGGTGACCTACTGATGGGGGGTGTGGGGTCAGGTGAAGTGTTCACCCTGGTAGAAGCCAAAGATTTTCAGCACTGGGCACACCAAGCAGTGTTTGCGGTCATGCAAGATTTGTTCATGGCTGGGGTGGATGTTGACGCTATTAGTGTGCTGGGGGGTTTGGAGAAGCGGGGTGAGCTGGGCCGGGTTGATGGCGCCATGGTGCATGACCTCATATCCAGGGCTACGACGAAAAGTGACATACCATTTTTGGCTGGGAATGTCAAGGAGCGTTCCCGGAAGCGCCAACTGTGGTCGCTGGCTGCGCACATGGAAACCCTGTGCAAGGAACCGTCGGTCACCTCGACTGATGTTTTGGGCAGGGTTCGGGACGGCCTGGATAGTATTATGTTATCGTCGTCGGCTGGTGGGGCGAAGCATATTGAGTTTGTGGAGTCGTTGGATTGGTTAGCTGATGCTATGGCCGGTACGCTTCCGCAGGGGGTTATGACCGGGTTTCGCGGGCTTGACGCAATGTTGCAGGGGTTGCAGGGTGGCCAGTTGGTTGTGGTTGCGGCACGGCCTGGGTGCGGTAAATCCACTTTAGCGGTTGATTTTATGCGGGAAATCAGTATCAGGAATAAGCTTGCTACCTTGATGTTTTCGTTGGAAATGTCTTCGAGGGAGATTCAGCAGCGTATTTTGGCCGCGGAAACTTCCACGAATATTAGTGCGATTCGTGGCGGGCATGTGTCGGTAGATCAGTTTGAGGTGTTGAAACAGGCGGCTGGGGAAATATCGTCTGCCCCTATCTATATCAGTGATGACGCTAACCAGACAATCATGGATATTGTTTCGAGGGCAAAGATTGAGGTGCGGAAGAATGATGTGCGTTTGATAGTTGTTGACTATTTGCAGCTCATCACCCCCGCCAATGTGAACGTTCCGAGGCAAGAGCAGGTGGCGCAGATGACACGTCAGCTTAAAATTCTTGCTAAGGATTTGAATGTGCCCATTGTGCTGGTTGCCCAACTAAACCGCAATAGCGAGAACCGGGACGGTGGCACCCCTAGGGCTTCTGACCTGCGTGAATCCGGTGCGATTGAGCAGGATGCTGATATTATCCTGCTGATTGATAGGCCAGATGCTAAAGACCCCGACCATCAACGCGCTGGTGAAGCTGACATTATCATTGCTAAGAATCGTGGTGGGGCGACGGGCGTGCACACGATAGCCCACCAGCTGCACTATTCGCGGTTCAGGGAGTTTCCCCAAAACATGTGATTATTATCACACCGGCTTGACAGGTAGGTCACATTCGTGTATAATATATGGCGTAAGTAAAGGGAAACTCTGAGGCTAAGAAAAGGTTGAGAAGTGAGTTTGGTTGAACAGTTCACCACAGTGGTGGACGCCATGGGGCCTAAACCCCCTACATCGTACGAGTGGTTGGATAGTTTCGGTGAGGAACGCGGGGCAATGATTGAAGCGTTGACCAGGGATGATGTGGTTTTGCATGATTTATGGCTGGTTGCCACATCGTTGCAGGGCAACCCGTATCCGCACCAGTACAAAGCGTTCTGCTCAATGGTTGCGAATTTGCGCAACAATGTTCGCTAAGAGTTTTTTAAGGAAGAGTGAAGCATATGGGTGATGTTGATAAACTACTCGCAGCACCCCCGAAAGGGGTTGTGCCTGGTGTGGTGATGGATGGTGTCGAGGGTGTTGTGACTTCCCCGCCACGGACCACGCCACCATCGGAGGATGATTGGGGGCACGTGTTGGAGGCGTTCGGGCTTGATCCTGAGAAGTATTCAGTTGAGGGGCCTGTTCGGCATTCGGCTTGGGGAGTGCCCGGGCATGGGGTGCAGCATGCTTATCGTGCTAAGGTTGTTCTAAGGCCACAACACAATAGTGATATTGAAGACCTATTGGATTCCATCTACCTGGACTCGGTGGATAATGTCACACGTGACGGAAACTGGTTGACCATTGTGCTATCCGACACGCACATTGGGAAAAGTGTTGAAGCCGGTGCTGGCACCGAGTACCTGATTGGCCGGTGGAAAACCGGGGTGATTCAGGCCTTAGAACATCATGAGAATATCAGTGGGGTGAACCTGGTTTTTGCCGGCGATTTGATCGAGGGGTATACCTCGCAGGATGGTAAGATGATTGCTGAGTGCGACCTTACCCTTGCGGAACAGCTACGCACTTGCCAACACTTAGTGTCGTGGACTGTTCAGGAAATCCTATCACGGGTTGATGACTTGGTGGTGTCGGTAGTACCGGGGAATCATGGTGAAACCACGCGCAAACAATCCCGCCCCATGTCAGACAATTATGATATCATGATTGTTTCCGCTGTTCAGGATGCTTTCAGCATGGTTGACCTGTCGATGATGGTAGGCAAAAATGTGCGCTGGCTGTACCCAGAAACAACCCGGGGCAGCGTCACCTACGATTGCGGGGGCACCGTGTTCACGATCGTGCACGGGCATTTATTCAAGGGCCAAATCAGTGGTGCGGAAAAATGGTGGTCGGGGCATATTGCTAATGATAGTGAGGAAGCCCAAGCGGATATTCTCATCAGTGGGCATTTTCATAATTTTCATATCGAATCGTGGACGGCTAAGCGTTGGATCGTAAGCGCCCCTGCGTTGGAAAAGGAATCCACGTGGTTCCGTAACCGCACCGGTGCAACATCATACGGTGGCGTGCTATCATTCATCACGGTTGATGGTGTGCCACGTAACATTAACATTTTCTAAGAAAGGAAGGAAAGTATCATGGGTGATTACTATAAGTTTGGGGACGTTGAGGTGTGGGATATTTCACGGCATTTGACCGGGAACGCTGCCCAAGCACTGCAATATATTGCACGGTCTTGCCGACTCGATGGGCTGAATAAGCATGCTGACCTGGTGAAACGTATTGAGGATTTGGACAAGGCGCGGGACATGTTGTTGGACGAAATCTACCGGCTTATCGGTGAGGAATCCGACCCCGACGATAAGGTTAACCTTCATGTTGATGATGATTACGAAGGCGTGATTCATGATGAAGCCTAGGGGTTTTTTTCTACAGTTTTCCGCAGATGGTGTACCTAAGCCCCAGGGGAGCAAGGTGGCGTTTCTTCGGGGCAAGAAGATTGTTATGAAAGAATCGGCGGATGGTTTGAAAGAGTGGCGGGATCATGTGGCGAGTGCGGCATCTGTGCACATGCAATACCGGGGTTTAGAAATGCTTGAGAAAACCCCCATGTCGGTGAAACTGATTTTTGCCATGCCCCGCACCAAGGCAATGAAACCGACTGATGGTTTGGAGATGGTGCAGCGCCCTGATATTGATAAGCTTGAACGCGCAATCCTCGATGCTCTCACAGGGGTAGTGTTCAAGGACGATTCCCAGGTTTGCGACCTCCATGCCATTAAGCGCCGTTGCGCACCAAACGAACCACCGAACGTGTTTATGCAGGTGGAACCAGTGAAAGGCCCGATCATCGCATGGTAGACTATGATCTGAAAGAAGAATTGCTGCATGAAACCCGTGAGGTGTTTATTGGTTTGCGTAGCCTGGTTGAGTCGGTGGGTAACCGTCGCACGCAGGACGCGACCCATGCGGATTTAGCGGTTGAGCTTATTGACTACCCGGACGCGGATTTGAAGTATTTGGGTATGCTGGTTCAGGTGTTGGTGTCGCGTGGGTGCATGGCCTCGGGTTGGTTAAGGTTTTTCTGGGTTACCGGTAGTGGCCGGGTTGTTGGGGGTGCTAGTAGCCTAACCCCTGATGATGTTTACGATATTGTTTTCGAAGTCGAATATGCTATTAACCAGGCATATAATGACTTTGAAGAGCTAGAAGAAATCTTTGAGGCGTGGGCTAAACAACGCTTGTTTTCTAAGCGCATGCTTGGGTATAGTGATTATGTGCCCGATTGGGTTGGGTTTCAGGAGGCCGCGGAAAAAATAGGTTGCCCCGTGAGTTCAATTCTTGAGGCTGTGAACCGTGATTACATACGGCACAAGTCACATCTTGGTGCTTTGATGGTGGATTTGCGCAGTGTGCGGGCTTGGAGGGCTGGCAGGAAGCACTAGTATTTTGTTGTGACGTGATATAATATTCCCCTGAAAATTGTTTGTTTAAACGCTTTTTAGGGGAATATTTTTATGGGTTTATCAGCTAGCGCTAGGGGCTATGGTAAGATGCACCAGCGTGCCCGTGAGGGTTTGTTGCTTCGTTTGCGTGATGGTACCCCGTGCCCGTGGTGTGGCAGGCCAATGTATGCTTCTGCTGTGAAAAATTTTGACGGTAAGCCGTTGGCTGCTGACCACCTAAATTTTCATGGGGCAAAGAATGGTGAGCTACCGGAACGCTTGTTGCATTTCACTTGCAACAGTCAGCGTGGCGGGGGTGAGGTTACTACCGGTTCGGTTCGGAAGATTGTTGTGATGGGCCCCCCGTGTGGGGGTAAAACCACGTGGGTTAGTGAGCATGCGAAACCCGGGGATATAAGGATTGACTATGACCATCTATGCAACCTTATTGGCGGCTACCCTATCGGTAATCATGATTACCCGCAAGTGGTGGCAAGACTGGTGAGGAAAGCTAGACTGCTACTTATTAAGGAAGCTTTGAAACAGTCCGAGACGGATGTGTATATTATTCACTCCGCCCCCAGCGAATCAGCGTTGTTGCGCTATGCGGAAGCCGGGTGCGAGTTCAAGCGTATTGATCCTGGTGAGGCGATTGTTCGTGAGCGGTGTGCTCGCCTGCGCCCGAAATCATTCATGTTTGGTGTTGATAAATACTATGAGAGTATGCGTAAGAAACCCGCGACTGTCGCCCCTGATGGTGGTGGCGGTTCAGGTTTTTGGGGCTAGAGTTTGAGAGGTAAAACATATGGCCAGAATATATGATGGTAAGGAATATCCCGAGGATTGGCTGTCTGGGGGCAGGTTCGTTTATGATTCCTACCGGGAAGAACCCAAGTCCGTGAGTATGGAAAATCTTATCATTATCGCATGCCGACAACGCGACCGAATCGACCGTTTGAAACGCGAGTACGGCAAGATTGTGCGGGGTGTGGTGAAGCAAGTTGAGGAAGAAAAACCTAAGAAAAACGCCAACAACATTGATGATGAGGATGACGAGCTACCCCGCTACATTGTTGTCGTGGATTCCTTGATGGGGGAGATTCGCAACCAAGAAGACTTGTTCCGCAAAACGATTAACGATGTGGAACGGCACCGCATCAATGCTGTGAAACAGATAAGGCAAGAAAAAGATAATGGTGACAGCTACTATGTCGATGGTAAAGAGAGAGCCTTTTCCGAAATCATCGGCTCACAAAACTTTAAGGGGTAAACAAACACCGTATAATTTGCGCGAGGCCCCCGCATACGATCATGGCGAGGGTAGGGAGATTATTGCTTTCGCTAAGATTATTGGGGTGGAGTTGATGCCGTGGCAGGAGTACGATATTTTGGCCATGTGCAGCAGGAATGAGGTGGGCCGGTACGTTCACTCTGACAACATTCTTATCATTCCTAGGCAGAATGGTAAGAGTTTGGGCATTTCTCTTATCTGCCTTTATCGTGCCATAAAATACGGTTGGCGCATACTATACACGGCCCAGCTGTGGGATACGGCTAATAGTATTTATTTGAATTTGCTTGGGGTTGTGAAAGCGTTCCCCCCGCTGGCTGGTATGCTTACGCGTTTTTCAGGTTCGCAGGGCAAGGGTGTGCTTGAGTTTTCGTGTGGCGGGGTGATTTTTTTTCAAACCCGGGGTGATGATACGGCCCGTGGTATCACGAAAATATCATGTGTTGTCTATGATGAGGCCTATAACCTGACTGATGGTTCGGTGGCGGCTATTAACTTCACTACGCAGGCGGCGGATGATCCGCAGTTTTTCTATATTACCTCAGCCGTTCATAAGGCTTTCAAAGCCCACCAGGACGGCAGGGTCATTTCGGCAATGAGGCGTCAAGCGTTGGCGGGGCCTGACCCTGTTGACCCTATCTACCTGGCAGAATACCGTGCGCCTGGTGATGCTAAACCTGATGTTGAAGAAACCTGGATCCTGGCGAACCCATCGTACGGGTTCATCATGGATGAGACGAAGATTAGAAAACAAATGAAACGACTCAACACTGAGATTGGTAGGATCAATTTTGGTGTCGAATGCCTGGGTTGGGGCGACTGGTTCAATGATGAAGACGATGAAGACTTTACACCAATTATTGATTATTCCGATTGGGAAGCTGCTACAGTGGCTGATCCCGTACTGTGTAGTGTCGGGGCTGTGTCTGCTGTTGGCATTGATGTTGACTTGGGGGCTGTTGGCTGCGCGCTTGTAAGCGTGGAGAAAATGGCTGATGGGAGATGGTTTTTGTCCCTTGCCCCCCGTGATGAGTTTGACCGTGTGGGGGTTGTTGGTGATATTGAGCGGGTGATTGGGCTTCGTGACCCGATTGGGTTTGCTTATGACCAGAAGGGTGTTGCGGAGACGTGCACGGTGTTGTTTGAGCAGCGGGGTTTGGAGCCCACGAGGTTTAATAAGACTGAGGTTTCCAAAGCCTATATGTTGTTTATGCAATTGTGGCGTGATGGGAAGATCAAGCATGATGGGTCTTCGCGTTGGGTTGATGCCCTGTCGGTGGTTTCTGAGAGGGATATTCAGGATTCGGGTAAGGCGTTGAAGCGGAATAATCCGGCTGGGTGCCCTATCATTGCTGCAACGTTTGCGCTGTTGTTGGCTGCGGATTATAAGCCTGCTGAGGTGGATGTTCGGCGTGCCCCTAAGGTTAGGATGCGTATTTCGCGTAAGCGTCGTGGTTTGTGATTTTGGTCACGCCATAGTTTGCCGTGTGACAGCCTATCTGGTCATGGCCTATATGATTGTTCATTCTTAATGCTCACCCCGTCTATGGGGCTGCTACATGGCTTAAACGGCGTTTGCCCTGGTGGGCAGGTTTACTACTTGAAAGGTTAATAGGAAATAATGGGGCTACGAAAATTCTTTGCAAAGTTCAAGCCGAAACGAACAAAGGAAATCGGCACCGCCACCCCCACAGGGGGGTATCATGGGTACCAGCGGATGAACGACACGAACCACGACTTACGGTTCCCTCGTAACATCGCGGTTTATAATAAAATGCTTAAGGAAGATGAACAAGTCTCAATGGCGTACTCTGCTTGCACGCTTCCGGTGCTGCGTGCCAAGTGGCACATTGATTCGAACGGGGCTGATCCTGAGGTTGTGAATCGGGTAGCGCAAGACCTTAAGCTACCCATTCTTGGTGTGGACTCACCCCCCGTGACCAGGCTTTCTAGCGGGGTTTCATGGCAAGAACACCTGCCACAAGCGCTATTGGCGTTGGTGTTCGGCTTCGCATACTTTGAACAAGTGTACGAACAAGACGAAACCGGTTGGCACCTGGTGAAACTCGCCCCAAGGTGGGCTGACACCATCTCAAAAATCAATGTAGATGAGAACGGTAACTTAGAATCCATTCAGCAAAAGAGTGTACGATTGGAAGACGGCACCGACCTTGCCCCCGTGATCCCCGTTGATAGCCTGGTAGGATACGTCTACAGGCCCACAAACAGCGACTGGATGGGCACAAGCATTCTACGCCCCTGCTATCGACCTTGGCGACTCAAAGACGAACTGCAACGGCTACAATTAAAAACCCTTGAGAGAAACGGCATGGGCATACCCGTCTACACCGCATCGAAAGAAACCCTGTTGGGCCGCCCGGAGGATTTGCAAGACGAGATTGATAGGGGCCAAGAATTAGTTGAGGCTATCCGTGCCGATGATTTTGCTGGGGTGTCAATCCCGCCCGGCGCGTCATTCGAGTTCAAAGGGGTTTCCGGCCAACTACCGGATGTTTCCGGCGCTATCAAATCATACAATGATGCTATCGCCAAAAGCGTGCTAGCACACTTTCTAAACCTCGATGATGGTGGCGGATCATACGCTTTGGCGGACACACAATCATCATTCTTCACGCAATCGTTGCAAACCATTGCGGACTGGGTGGCGTTGACAGCGCAAAAATATATTGTTGAGGATTTGATAAGCCTAGCATTCCCCGATTACAAAGGCCCCGTACCCCTCATCAACTGCGACCCCATCGCATCAAACAGTGAACTAAAACCTGAGATGTGGCCTAACGCCGTTGCGGCGGGTTTGGTTGATCCGAACGATCCCGTGACCCGGAAATATTTTCACCGTAAAATGCAAATCCCTTGGTCCGGTGACACTGAAACTAATAATATTGACAATGGCGAGGGTGATGTTTTGTTGTAGTATGTTATAATATTCCGCATGAATGAATGGAATTTCTTTTCCGACATTTCCGACTGGGATATTGACCTGGCAGGATTCCGTGAATTCATCAACCAGGCCACCGAGGAACCGTTAATAATTAATATTAATTCCTATGGTGGTGACGCAATGCTTGGTATCGCCATCGCTAATATTATTCGCAGTAGTGAAAATAGTACGGTGGCGAATATTTGGGGTATCGCAGCATCGGCGGCTAGTGTGATAGCGGTGGCGTGTGACCGGGTTGTTATGCAACCGTCCGCAACCCTCATGATCCATGATGCTTGGACGTGGGACGCTGGTGGGACGATCCCCGAATTAGATTCCACCCGTGAACAGCTTAATCAGCTATCGGATCAGATTGCTGATATTTATGTTTCTAAGGCTGGTGGGACACGTGAGCAGTGGCGTGAGTTGATGGGTGCGGAAACCTTTTACACTGGTCAGGCCGCGGTTGAGGCTGGTTTAGCCGATGAGGTTGTGGCCAGTGATGCTGGTGATGGTGCGGAAAATAAGAGTTTGCGTAAAATTGTTAACATGCATAAACGCATGTTCGCAGCCAAGCTGCGTGAGCATGCTGTTGATGCTGATGACGGTACCGAAAATGAGGATGCTATGGAGCTGAAGAACCAGCTTATCAAAATTTTAGAATTAGATGAGGCCGCCACCGATGACGATATCATCGAGGCCGTGCAAAAGCTTGTAGACGATGGTGCGGATAAAGAAGAAACCACTAAGAGTGACGGGCCGGAAGAGTCGAAGCCTGCCGAAAACTCTTTGCCCAAGGGCATGGTTGCCGTTGACGAATACACCCTGTCTGAGCTGCGTAAAAGCGCCGACGCTTTGAATAAGATGCGCGAGGAAGCACGGCGCACTGAGGTTGTGAACCTTGTGGATGAGGCTATCAATTCGGGTCGTATTTCAGCAAATGGTAAGGATGCTTGGGTTAACTCACTGCTGCATGATTTTGAGGGCGGTAAGGTGTTGCTTGAGAATCTCACCCAGTCCACCCCTGTGAAGCGTGCTGCTGTCCGTGGCTATGAGAATACTGGCAAGTCACACAGTTTGCGTTCCGGCTTGAAGGTTCGACAGATTTTCTAATAGGAAGATTGAATATAGATGACTAATCAGATTTTGACCGGTAACGCTTCCTTTAAGGCGGCTGCCGATGTTGTCGGCTACCGGTGTGTTAAACTCACTGGTGACGGTGTTGAGCACGCTGGTGCTAGTGATGACGTGTATGGTGTTGCGATTCAGAACGCCTATAAGACCCCGGTTGTGACCATTGGCCAGACCGACCGTGTGACCGTGGTGACCTCCCCCGCTATTATTAATATTGCCTGTGATAGCACGGATGATTTGAAGACCGGGGATAAGGTGTACGCCGCGGCTGATGGTAAGGTTGCTAAGGCGGGTACGAAGCCGGTTGGTTTCGTGGTGCGTAAGGGCCGTAAGCATGTGTCGGTGCGGCTAGTGACCCCACTGGCCTGATAAGAAGAAGGTGAGAAAATGGCTTTTATTCTAGGTGAAAACAGTGGCGGTTCCTACACAGTGTCTGACTATGTGGACGAGCCGGAGCTGATTGTTGATGAGATTGCGAGCATTGTTCAGGATGCTGCTATCGAAAACGTGTTCTATTCTGATGATGGTGAAACCACTGCTAGCGCCATTATTTTCAAGCAGCGGGTAAGCCCATTCCTGTCCGAGAGCCCGCATGAGGTTGCGGAGTTTGAGGAAATCCCCACCGCCGATATTCGTGTCGGTGATGATAAGGTGGAGAAGGCGTTTAAGATTGCGGAGGGCTTGCGTGTTTCTTATGAAATGATTAAGGACAACCGCATTGATCTACTATCCCATGGTGTTGAGCAGCTTGCTAACGAATTCTTGTATGCTAGTGCACGTCAGGGCCTGGATCGGGTGAAGGCTGCTACTGATGAGCATAGCCAGGTGGTGACTGCTAGTGTGCCGTGGTCTACCGTAACAGCGGAGATTGGGCAGGATGTTTTGCGCGCCTGTGCAATGGTCTCATCTGCGTTGGTTGATGGTGATGCGGATGATGAGCGCAAGGCAGCCCTGGGCTACACCCCCGACACTCTGGTGATGCACCCGTCCGTGTGGTACAACATCATCGGCAATAAAACTATCCAAGCTGCGTTTATTGGCGCTAACTCTGGGGATAATCCCTATTTTAAGGGTTTCCAACCGTATAAGCCGTGGGGCCTGGATGTTGCCGTAAGCCAGTATGTTGACCCGAAGCAGGTGTTTGTTTTGCAGGCCAAGAAGCCGGGTGGTAAGAAATTCTTAGACCGGCCACAGGTTACCCACCTGTACTCGCCCTATGGTGATAGTAGTATTGGTGGCGCAACCATGGAGTACCGGGCTGATATCATGGAGCGTTCGATCCGTGCCCTGTATGATCCTAAGGCTGTTGCACGGATTCAGGTGGGCTAATCATTATGAGGATTCGCCTAAAGATTGGGATTTGGTGGCAGCCCACGGATGATGGTGGTGAGGTGTTGCGTAAGCGTGGTGATGTGTTTGATGCTCACCCGCTGGACGCTGCCCGGCTGATTAGTTCGGGTGTGGCTGAGGATGCTAACGTCAAGCATGACAAGGTTGAGGCTATCAATCTGGGCTTGCCGACAGTACCACCGGCTGACGACGATGACAGTGGTGACAGCGATAGCGACCCAACCAATAATGATAAACGCCCTGCACAAGCCGCTAAGGTTGAATTGTGGCGGCAATACGTTGCTAGCCTTGGGGCCAGTGAGAAAGACATTAAAGGTTTAACCAAGCCCGAGCTTATCGCAATGGCCGATAAGCTCAGCTGATAGGAAGGTGGCGGGGTGGAAAAGTTATCGGTTGATGATATTGGGGTGATGATGCCCCGCCCCTTCCTCCCGGGGGAAACGAACAGGTGCCGTGCCCTGATTGATTTGGCTTATGAGCGGATCGAGTTTGAGTTCGCTAGGCGCGGCCTGGTGTTGGCTGATGAGATTGTTTCTAAGCCATGGCTTGTGACCGCCGTGAAGATTGTTGTGCGCACAATGGTTGTAGAATCTCTACTAACCGGCGTGAACATTAACATGGTGAGCGTGTCGTCGACCACGGGGGAACAGTCCGACAGTGCAACCTTTGCGAAAACCGGGACAGAGGGATTCGGGGGCGTGTTCCTTACTGAAAGGATGCTGCATGTTTTGGGGCTGCTACATATTAGCCCTCGCTATCGTGGAGGGGATTTTGTGCCATTCCCGGAAAGCCGGAGGGTGAACCTGTGGAGTCGATAAGAATTTTTGACCCGCCCGAGATAGGGTATGATGGTTCGATTATCCACAGCAGCAACTACACCGAGGTGTTGGGTACCCCACAGTATGATACTGGTAGTGAGATTCAACACAAGGATTATGGGTCAACAGCACAGCGTCTTAGGGTTTTCTTACCCGCGGGGTTACCGATTGGCCCGAATCATGAGCTTGAGATTCGCGGGGTCAAGTACAAGATTTTGCATGCCCCATTCGATTGGGCTATAGGTAGAACCCCATGGTTTCAGCGGCACAGCCCCATGATTGAGGTGATGTGTGAAAGGCGTGATGTTGATGGCTGATAAATTCGCGTTCCGTTTGGATAGTGATGCTATCAATGCGATGCTTCGTGAAAACTTCATGAGCGTGGTTGAGGCCAAGGCGGCGGAGGTTGCGGCTAACGCTAGGGGCATTGCGAACCCCAAAATGCCGGTTGAATCTAGAGGTGAGGTCAATAAATCAGGCAGGCCTGTTGGCCTGGTGACGATCATGCACGCTGGCGGTTTGAACTCGCAAGCAAAGCATGGGACCCTGACCAAAGCGGCAACCGCGGCGGGGCTTGATTTGAAACGCTATGGGGGTGCAAAGTAAATGCTGGAGAAGGATAAACGCCTGTTCATGTCACAGGACGCCACCGCCAAGGTGCGCGAGTTTCTGGCGCAAAACGATGTGTTCAAAAAGCGCACATCAGCAATGCTGCCCCTCAAATACTCGCCCCAGAAAAACGGTTGGCATGTCACTGTCCAGTCCGATGGGATCATTTCCGGCGGTAAGGGTTTCACCGTTGAAGTGGTGCGCGTCACAGTGCATTCATACGATATGCCTTCCGCAACCCGCATCATGCGCACAATCGACGCAGCCCTAATATCCTTTGGGGGCAGGTGGAAACTGGGGGTGCAAGCCTCAACAAACATCATCACCACACCAGATAGTAAACTTGGGGGATATGTTTCTTCCGCAACATATAATATTTTCGTGAATAGGATTACGTTATGAGCATTAAGCAACGCGACCCGCAAAACGTGAAAACGATCACAGATGCGGTGGTGTACATCAGTTATGCTGATGATCCGAAGGTGAGCAAGAATGGTGTGCTGGATCACACTTGGATGACTTTGGGTATTCTTAAGGATGACCAAGAAATTGATTTGAACCGGGCGATGGAGATTCAGGAAACCAAGGGCCTGGGCATGGGCACGGTGGCTGTTACTGGTAAGCCGGGTTCGGTGGTTCTTAAGGTTTTGGTTCTTGAAGAGAATGATGCTGTGCAATCCGTGCTGTGGCCGGACCGCACACGGGGCACTACCCTGTCGAAGCGGATTGATGGGGCTGAGATTCTTTTGCACAGCGCTAAGCTTGCCCGCCCGTTCGTTGCTGTGGAGTACGAGTTTAACGACGGCTCGCACCGTATTCTGGCGTCCCGCACCCGTACCGCGGCTAAGGGCGAGAACCTGAGCAAGGGCCAAGAAGCTTCCGGTACTGAGATTGAGATCAACGTGCTACCGGATACTTTCAAGGCAGTGTTTGAGAAGCTGGACTTTGTGCCTGATGAGAAGCAGGAAATTATTGACCTGGAGCGGTTCACTAATACTTTGCCGAAGGCTGAGAAGATTGTTAAGCTTCCCGCCGGGGCTACTGGCGGTACCTGGAATCTGCGCATCAACTACAATGAAACCAAGGAACTGGCACACGATGCCGATGCAGCGAAGGTTCAGGAGGCTTTGCGTGAGATTGCGGGCGGTGAGGAAGCTGTTGTTTCTGGTACCAAGGCCGCGGGCTTCACGGTTAAGTCCTTCGAGGGTATCCTTGCTGCTGTGAGCCACCTTGAGGGCACGACTGGCCAGATCACGGTTGAGGATACGCCGTAAAATATGGTCACTGTGACATTAATGGGTGATGTTATTACACCATCTATAATGTCACTGTGATGATAAAAACGTGGGGTTTAGGGGCGCACCCAACACCAAGACGCCCCCACTTTTCATTTTTCACTTTCATCAACTACCTACTAGGAAGGTAACCCCAATGAGTGCAACCCAAAAAGAAGCTGTGGAAGAAACCACCACTGTTGAAATCACCGCAACCCTACGGGGCCAGGAAGTCACGGTCACGATCCCCGCCACCCTCGAAGACATGAGCCTAGACGCCTATGATTCATTCTGTGATAAGCCTGTGGCTGTGTACCGGGATATTCTTTCCCCGGAAGACTGGAACAAGATCAAGGCTACCGGTGCGACGTTGCGTGATTTTCAGAAGCATGTTGTCCCCCTCATTGATAAGGAATGGGGCCTTACGGGAAAATAGAATTACTCCCCTACATTCGTGAGCACGAAGATCTGGTAGAGCAGGACCTTGCTTTTATGGGTATTGACTATCGTGATTTTTGGCGACCCAAGGGCGGCAAGTCACGGCTTACTCTTCGGCGACTATTGGTGCTGGTAGATGGCTTGGATCGTACGCGGTCTAGGTTTTGGTCGGAAATATTGGATATTGATAGGCTATCAATTGAGGGCTATATTCTTGCCGATATTTTCGCGGCTATCACTTCTGGGGAGCGTCACCCCATGGCGACGATGCGTGAGGGCGCTAGGAAGCAGAAGGCCTTAGAAGAGCGTAAGGAACGCTATTTCAGGATCAAGGCTGAGCGTGAGCGCAAACTTGCTTTGGCTAGGGGAAAAACTTAACATATTTTTGCGGGGCAGGCCACTGGTTTGCCCCGCCTTTTTTAATACTTTTATTATCTTTTTAGTGAGGTTAGCATGTCAGCTATCGGTTATGCTTCTTTGCCGATCACGGTGTCGTTGCGGGGCATGAATGCGGCTATCAAGAAGCATCTAGAGGACCCTGTGAATAGTGCCGCAACGAAGGCGGGTAAAAAGATTCAAACCGAGCTCACCCTTGGCATTGATGGGTCGGCTAAGGCGTTTGAGCAGGCGAAACGCCGTGAAGCACAGGCGCAGGAAAAAGTCAATCAGGCTATGCAAAAAACTGAGCAGGCCCAGGCGAAGGTTGAGACGAGCACGAAGCGGCTTGAGGCTGCGGAGAAGAACCTTGAATCGGTGCGTGTCTCACAGAATGCTAAGGTTCAGGATGCTGAATCGAAGCTGCAAACCCTGCGTGATAGTAGTACTGCTACCACGGAGCAGTTGGAGTCTGCGGAGCGTAAACTTGAGGCGGCTAGGGCTAACCAGGACGCGAAAATTGCCCAAGCTGAGGCGAAGGTTTCCGCTGCTAGACAGCAACAATTAGGGTCAGTGAGTGCGCTTGAGGGCGCGGAAACCGCGTTGTCCAATGCCCGGGGTAGGGCTAGTGACGCTGCTGATAATGTGACGGCTGCGCAGCGCCGTATGGCTGACGCCTCGGATGTGGGTTCCGCAAAAATGCAATCCTTGGGGGCCACGTTTGATAGTGTGGCTGGCCAGGGCGCAGGCCTATTTGGGCAGTTGGGGAAAGTGTCTGGCCTGTTGGCTGCTGGTTTGGGGCTTGCTGGTGGCGTGGGTTTCCTGAGCGAAGCCATTAAGGAAGGCCGCGAGTTCGATGGTGTGCTTGGGTCGCTCGGTGCCGTCACGGGGTCGACTGCGGAGCAGCTAGCAAAGGTTAAGCAGCATGCTAAGGATTTGGGTAACGACGAGTCGTTGGCTGGCACTTCCGCAGCATCAGCTGCTGACGCGATGCTCGCTTTGGCTAAGGGCGGCATGGATGTTTCACAGGCTATGGATGCGGCTAAGGGGTCGATTCAGCTTGCCGGTGCAGCGCAGATTAGTGCTGGTGACGCCGCGGATTTGCAGGTTGCGGCACTGAACAGTTTTCATTTGGCTGCGGACCAGGCTACACGGGTGGCGGATGTTCTTGCAAACACTGCAAACAACACTGCCACGACTGTGACTGATCTGGGTGAGGCCCTGAAAATGGCGGCACCTACCGCGGCAACCCTGGGTGTTTCCTTAGAAGACACGAACACCTATATTGGCTTGTTTGCTAACCAGGGCGTGAAGGGCACCATGGCGGGTACCGCTATGCGTTCCGCTTTACTTTCTCTCACATCGCCTTCTAAGCAAGCCGCGAAAGCCCTAGAAAACATGGGTATCCAAGCGTTTGACGCTGACGGTAAGTTTGTTGGGCTGAGAGAAATAACAATACAGTTGCATGATGCGCAAGAGCGTATGGGTGAGTCCGCGTTCCTTGCCGAAGCATCAACCGCGTTCGGGCGTGAAGCCGTGTCGTTCGCCACCACCGCCGCTAGTAGTGGTGTTGAAGCGTTTGATAATCTGCGTGGAAAAATGGATGCGGTTGGTACCGCTGGTGAAACCGCGGGGGCGAAGCTTGGCGGGTTGAACGGCGCCATGGAACGCTGGGATAACGCCTTGTCAGATGCTAAATTGCGCATCTATGAGGTGATCGCCCCCCATCTTGAAGTGTGGATGGATCAATTGGGGAAGTCTGTTGGTAGCGTTGCCGAAGCTTTTTCCAAAACGGTTGAATGGATTCGCCAGCATAATGAGCTTGTGGGCACGATTGCGGCTATGATTGGTGGCGTGATTGGTGCGTACACCATGCTGAAAGCGGTTCAGGCCGGGGTGTGGGCTGTTGGTGCTATCAGGAATTTCATGGTTTTACTTCAGGCGATGCCTGCCCTGCTAGCCGCACAGCGGGCCGGAACCTTGGCAGCCACAGCCGCTAACCTGGGGTTGACAGGCAGTTTCACAGGGTTGAACGCAGTGATGGCCATGAACCCGTTCATTGCATTGGGCTTGGCTATTGCTGCCGTGGTTGCTGGCCTAGTGTATTTTTTCACCCAAACCGAAACCGGTAAACGCCTTTGGGGTGAGTTCACAGACTTTCTTAAGAATGCTTGGGAAGGCGTCAAGGAAGGCTTGGCTAATATTGGGCAGTGGTTTAGTGAGAAATGGCAGGCAGCAACTGAAGGCTTGTCCTCACTGAAAGATAAGGTGACCAACACTTTTAACGAACTAGCGGGGCCTGTGAAAGACTTTGCTGGCAATGTGGGCACGTGGCTGAGTGAGGGTTGGGAAAACCTCAAAACCGGGGCCGGGGTGTTCAAGGACATCATCGGGGATGCTATTAGCAAAGGCTGGGAAAATGTTAAGGACATTTTCAGTGCCAGCATCGACACCGTGAAAGAAGTGTTTTCCGGCTTCTTCGTCGCCCTGGTAGATATTGTGACCGGTAATTGGGAGGATGTGCCCAAAGCTTTTGGCCGCATGTGGGACCACATTAAGGAAATTTGGGGCGAGGCCGGGGAGAACATTAAGAACCGGTTTAATGAGTTTGCGGAGAATGTGAAGGACAAGCTGGGGGCGTTCAAAGATGCGGCTGTGAATAAGATTAAGAACATGTGGGGGGATATTGTTCAGGGCTTCCACGCGGGTGTTGCCAAGGTGATTATCACGGTCACTGGCTGGAAGAACCAGTTTCTGACGCATCTTGCGGAGATGATTAGCAAGGGCTTGAAGTTTGCTTCCGAGTTCCCGGATAAGCTTAAGAATTTCTTTGCTAAAGCGGGGGCCTGGCTGGTCAACGCTGGTATTAATATTTTCACCGGTTTGCTTAATGGTTTGCGCGAGGGCTTCGCTAAGGTCATGAACTGGCTGGATGAGAAGGTTTCCGCTATCCAGGACAAAGTTTCCAGTGTAGCATCTTCGGCGTTTAGTATCAACACTGAGGGGTCCCGTCACGCTAATGGGGGTATTGTCGGCTATGCTCGTGGTGGTTTAGCTTTTGCTAAGGGTGGTGAGAATCATACTGCGACGATTGCGGCACCGGGCGAGTGGCGCGTGTGGGCTGAACCTGAAACTGGTGGTGAGGCGTATATTCCGTTGGCCCCGGCTAAGCGGGCACGGTCTACCGCTATCCTGAGTAGGGTTGCTGATATTTTTGGCATGCGTTTGCAGGATAAGGCAACTGGTATGCCTGTGCAACCTACTTACACCGGGAATATTTATGGGGGCCAAAAGTTTGCCGAGGGTGGTGTTACCGGCCGTGACCTGGTAAGGTTTGCCCAGGGCTATTCCGTGAAGGGCTATCAGGCTTCCCGCCCGCTTGAGGGGGCACCGTATGTGTGGGGTGGCTCAAACTGGGGCGACTGTTCCGGCGCGATGAGCGCTTTCGCTGCCCTGGCTGCTGGCATAAACCCATTCCCCCGGAAGTTTGCTACCGGGAATCAGGGCGACTGGGGCGCTTCTCATGGTTTCCACAGGGGTGTTGGTGGCGCTAACACGTTCACCATGTGGTGGTTCAATGGCGGCCCGTGGGGTGGGCACACTGTTGGTAAAATCGACTATGGTTCCGGTAGTGTGTTTGTTGAAATGGGTGGCCAGCGGGGTAATGGCCAACTGGGGGGCATGGCCGGCGCTAACCTGTCCCAGTTCACTGATGCAATGTTTATCAGGTTGCGTGGTGGCGGCCCACAGTATTCTGCTGAAAAGTTCGAGGAAACCCTAGACCGTTTCGACGGCCTACCAGGCAAGATTGATGGCATCACCTATAGCCCCGATAGTGGTGGGTTCACCCTGGATTCGGGTGTCGCAACTACCCGTAGCGGGGATTCCACAGGTTCGGGTACCCCCGGCTGGGGGTCGGCTGCTGAGCTGCATAAGGCTTTGGCGAAGTTTTATGGCTTACAGGAAACTAAGAAGGGCACTGCGCTTACTGGTAGTGGCAACGAGTACACGGGTAGTGGGGTTGCTGGACCCAAAGAATTGGGTGACCCGCTCACCCTTGACCCTGATAAGGACGTGCCGTACGGTCAGCAGGGTAAGAAACATAGCGGCTGGGGCCATGATTATTTCGTTCACGAAATTTCCCGGCGCGCAAAAGATTACTCACTTTCTTCTAAGGGTGCAATGATTGGTGTGGCCACCGCTTTGGTGGAGTCCGGCGATCCCCTGAAAATGTTTGCAAACGCTAAGGTTCCCGGGTCGCTGGCGTTCCGTCACGATGCTGTGGGGTCGGATCATGATTCGGTTGGTTTGTTCCAGCAGCGCCAAGCCGGTTGGGGTACCCTTGCGGAACGCATGGACCCCTACAAATCCGCTGGCCTGTTCTATAAGGCCATGCTATCGAAGTTCCCGGGGTGGGAGGCAATGTCACCGGGTGCTGTGGCGCAGGGTGTGCAGGTGTCCGCTTTCCCAACACGGTACGCAACGAAAATGGATCGGGCGTTATCCCTGGTTAAGGGCACCGGCTTGTATGATAATGGTGGTTGGTTGCCTTCTGGCGGTATGGCAGTGAACCTGTCCGGTAAGCCGGAACGTGTGCTAACTCACCAAGAGTTCCTAGGCCTTGACCATTTGGCTAACTCGATTGATAGTTTGGTCAGTAAAATGGAGCCCATTGTTGAGCGTATCGGCTCGCAGTGGGAGGAACGCCGTGCTGACTATGAGGGCGATTTTCTGGGGTCCGCGCAGATTGTTCAGGATGCTGAGCAGGGTTTGGCGGAAACCCGGCGCCAAGTGGTGGACAACACGAAGGCGGAGAAGGAAGCCTTAGAAGAGGTTGAGAAAGCCCGCAAGGAATACCAGGAAGCCGAAGCGAAAGGGGCGAAGGTTTCCACGGCGTCGGCTAGGAAGATTCAGGATGCTGAAACGGCACTGGCCCGTGCACGATCCTCAAAGGCCAAGAATAAGGCTGAGAAGATTGCTGATGCGGAGAAGCGTCTGGCTAGGGCACGTGAGGACGCCGCGGCTTCGATTGATAAATCCGATAATAAGAATGCTGAGGAACAGAAGAAAAAGCTTGAGGCTTTGAATAAGGCTGAGGATAAGCTTGCTAAGGTTCGTAAGCAAAACGGTGACGCCTTGAAGCAGATCGAGGTTGCGGAGCGCACTGTGATGGCGGCACGTATCCAAGCAATACGTGATCTTATCACCGCGGCACAGACTGAACTCACCACCATGATTGGGGCGTTTGCCCTGGTTGCGGGGGTTGTTTCGGAAGCCCACGACACTGTGCAGAAAACCCGTAAAGAGGTTCGCAAGCTCAAGTACGATTTGACGCAGGCGATGTTTACCGCAACGCAGGCGGCTATCGCCCTGAGAAATGCGGAGTTCAACCTTGCGCAAACCCGCGCAAACGGGATGCTGAATCAGGCGAAAGCGCTTGAAGCATTGGACAAGGCCCGGCTTGAGGCGAACAAGCAGATGTACGATCAATTTGGTTTCGCTATTGATCGGTACATTGAGAAAGGCACTGGGGCGTGGGGTACGGTCGCCGGTGAGGCGCAGCGTCGCACGAATCAGGTTCGGGCTGCGGAGTGGGAGCTTCGCCGTGTACAAGCTGAGAATGCGCTTCAGCAACACACCGCTATGATGCAGGCGAAGGATGCTGCGTTCGCCGCTGCTGAGGCTACTTTGAATCAGGCTAAGGCTGCTGAGCTGCTGAAACTGTCTACGCAAAAGTTGCAGGTGCAGGCGGCTAAACTGTACGGGCTTGACACGCCTGGTTTGTCTGGGGCGCAGAAGGGTTTGCAGGGTTTGCAGAAGGGTGCTAGCGGCCTGATGGGTGTGCTTGGCGGTCTGGTATCAGCTGGGCTTGGCTTCTACACTGGTAATATCGCTACCGGTGTGGGTGGTGCTCTGACTGCGATTAAGAGCATTGGTGATATTTTCACAGGGTTTCATGCACTCAAGGCCAATAAGGATGAGACCGGTAAGGTTTTCAAGGGCTTATCGCTTGGTAAGAAACTATCCTTAGGTTTGGCCACGCTGCTTGGTGGCGCCGCCGCCGCTGGTGGCGCTGTTGCTGGCGTGAATGGGTATGGTGTTGACGCGGCTACTGGCGGGGCGAAGGTTGGTTCCGAGATTATTAATTCAGCTTTCGGCACGATTGCTGAGAATATGAAAACCGACATGGAGCGCTTAAACCTAGAGTTCCAGCGTCGTCAGGAAGCGTTGCAGAATGACTATGCGTCACGTTTGCAAAACTTGCAGAATGAACGCGAGTACAACAAAACCGCTGGTGAGCTGCGCAAATCGGAGCTCAGTAAGCTTGTTGAGTTGGCTAGTATTAACAAGCAAATTCAGGAAGCCACCTCGAAAGAGACCGTGGATGCGTTGAAGCATCTGGCTGATGTGACGGAGCAGCAGCGCAATTCTGAGCTTCGTTTGCATAAGGACACGATTCGGGATTTGCGTTTGGCTTTGCGTCAGTCTGGTGCTGAGGCTGAGCATGCGGCTGCGGAGTCGGAGCGCGTGGGCAATAAGCGCGCTACTGTGACTGTGAATCTGCCTTCGGATAAGACCGCGTATAGTGCCGATGAGGTGAAGGCACTTTTGGAGCAGATTAGTAAGTCGCAGGCGGATTTGGATTTGCGTGTGCGTGAGATTGAGGATGAGAAGAAGCCGAACGCTTGGGACTTCCAGCGGTCTTTGCGTAAGGCGGACTGATTGTGATTTGCCCCACTCTCTCATTTGCTTTGTGTGGGGCTATCGTGGTGGGGCTGGGGTGATTGTTCATTCTAGGCGTTGGCCCCACCTATGGCCACGCTAGACGCTTTAAACAGCGTTTACCCTGGTGGGCAACACTGCTACGGTTTGGGCATAAGGAAAACACCCCCTGATATTTGGGGGTGTTTTTACGATGCGAGAAGAGGGGAGAGAACGCTTTTACTTATCTTCCTTCAGTGCCTCCTTAATCCGCTCGATCAGGGTAGCTTCTTTGATATAGAAGCGGGCGCGGTCGTTGATTTTCACATGCACCTCACCATCGGCATCAATCCAGGCTTTCATGGCTTTCAAAGATTTGCCTGTGTTGTTGCTCACTTTTTTGCCGTCCAACTCTGCGTAGCAGATGTTACCGGTGCCGTAGTAGCTGAGTTCAACCCCCACGGCTTCCAGCCAGTCGTTGAGGTAGATGCGGGTTTCCCCAGTGGTGGGGTGCACCCATTCTTTACCGGTGATGCCGTTGGGGTAGATTGTAATGTTGGCCATGGTGTCCTCCTTGGACTTCAGGCCCCAACACTCTTTGGTTGGGCTTTATCTTCAACCTGATGCTTTTAATTATACGCGCCACACGCCTACTGTCAAACCGTGCCCGTGTGGTGCTGAACACGTTTTGTTGTAGCATGCTATAATAGTTTAGTTTTGACCCCTAACATTTGGAGGTAGCATGCTATCGGCATCTCTTGGTTCCTTAGGCTTTATTAAGCCTGATCTTGAACACATGAAAAACAATCCAGATAACAGCAACTGGGTGTACCGTGACTACACCCTAGTTGAGGAAAGTGTCCAGGGCATGGTTGGTGAGTTTGAGGACACTGTGCAAAACCCCGTGAACGGTGTGGGGCAGGTGTATAAAGGGCACCGTATTAAGCCGTTCACCGGGGAGTTTACTCTATCTGTCACCCCCGGCCCCGCCAAAACCGGGGAAGCAAGTTTGTATAACTCTTTCTTAAGATTACAGAATGAGGTGCAGCCAGGTAAGACTTTCATTTTCAACGTGCATAACGCACCATTCACCTCCTACGGGCAAGGCCAGGACAAGTTCTACAACGCAACCTATAGTGCCCGTTTGCGCACCACCCGTTCACTAGCGTGGCCGAACCCCGACCCGCAAGATTTTGACCAGGATAACATCAAGGTTATTGTGCCCGTGATCTGCGATGACGGTTTTTGGTTCCAGGTCAAAAGCGTCTACCCCGAATTGCAAAATGGGGTGCAGGTGGCAAGTTTGCAGCGCAAGTCAAACATTCCTTCCGGTTTTAAGGTGACTCTCAGGTTTAAACGGAATGAGACCACCAGCTTTAAGGGGGTGTGGCGGGGCACCGGCCTGGATTTTCTTAACCTAAACTTAGAAGCGGGCGACTTCGAGGGGCTTGCTTACATCAATTTTGATCTTGGCGAGGCCCCCGTGGTCCGTCGCGTCAACAATAGTAAGGTGCTTAAGTCCATCACTGACCAGCTGAAACCACAGGATTATGCACATTTGCAGTCCCCTGCCGGTGATGTGGTGCGTTTCACAAGCAATTTCGATTATAGGATTGATTATGAGGAACGCCACCTAGTACCATGGGGCGGGGACGAAAGCTAAGAAAATGCCGGGCATACTTGACACGATGAACACCACGGAGGCGTGGAAAAAATGGTTTGACCTGCGCGCCAACGTGATTAAGCAACGTGGTGTGTATGTTTGCTTATGCAACGGCAGCGGGCAACCCATGATCGAGCTGGATAATTATAGTGATCTTTCCTATAATTTTCAGCACAACCAGCCCGGTACCGCTAGTGTCCGTGTCGGGTTGGATGTGGAGTATTCGCTAGCCGGAGTATTCGCGCCCCCGCAGGGTAGCGAGCATGATATCCAAATTTTGGGTGCGCTAATACACGATGATTTAAAGATGCTGCTTATTGATGCGGGGGATGTGCGCTGGTTCGGCAAGATCAAAATGGCGAAGTTCACTACCCGAAACAACCGGTTTGATTCGGTCACGATTGAGGCCCTGGAATACTTGGACGTGTTGGGTGAAATGCCCGCCGTTTCGGACCGTAAAGCCTGGTTAGAGACGAAGAATGAAAAGATTAAAGACAACATTCACACACTGAAGTCGCCCCGCGAATACACTCTGAAACTTTTCAGGGCGGGCAACCAGGTTGATGGGTTCACCGTGATAGGTAAGGCCGATGAGATTATCTCTAAACTAATCCAGGAAAACGCTTCCCTCATCTACCGGACCGAGGGGTACACCGGGCCACCATTCCTTTGCCGTAGGGTGGAAACCGGGTTGGACTCACCCGAGATCACCATCACCCTGGCGGAGGATACAATGGCTAACACTATCAAAGACACCCTGGAGTTTGCTAACATTAACCTGTTTCTAAGGGTAGCGTACCCGTGTGAAACACTGGATGCTAGCGTGTGGGGCAGGACACAGGTGGGAACGGTTTTCCCGGTGCCATACATTTTTGTTGCACAGGGGGAGGAAGCTAAAAATGCCTAAGGTGAATAAAATTGTTACACCTAATAGTATGGAGTTTGTTGTCACCTACCCCACGGCTACACGCCTGTATGGGGCATGGTCGGTAACCTACCCCGATGGAGCATCGTTGTCGGAGGACCAGCGGAAACGTTCCGTCTATGTGTATGCGTTTAAGAATGATTTGGGTAACGGCTTGTTTATTCAGGCTTTTCTTAAGTCGGATATTAGTATTAATATTCCGGCCGGGGTGACGGATATTGCGCAGGTGATTGATGGGGCGGAGAAGGCTAATGAGATGACCACTACTTTCACCCGGGATATTGAGGGCCTGGAGGTTGGCAACACAAACCCTGGCGTTGATGTTATCCCTGGTGATGTGGTTGATGTGATGGTGGGGCCTGGAATGTTTCGTGAGGCAAAAGTGTCCGGGGTAGAGTTCGTAGCAACCCCCACCGGCGTGGTGCGGAAAATCAAAATTTCTAAGGACATTCTTAACCGCAACGAAAAGCTGCTAAAACACCAATCCGACACGTGGCTACGCATCGTCGATGAGCGGAAACGCGCAGGGGCTAACCTAACCGCCCTGGAAGCGTACATGAAATCAAAATTTGGGGTTGACCTGGTGTACGATTTTGAATTCAAGCACCCCAATATGGGGTCAATGAATACAAAATATGAGGTGGTTATCGACCCCAACGGCAAAATTGATGACCAGCCGACACTCACTGTGGATTGCAAAGCTAAGAAAAAACACCCGTGGGGCAGGATGATAGTGGTGCTACAGGATGCTGACACGGGGGAAACATACAGCAATACAGGGCTTTCGCTGCGGTCCGACGAGTTTTGGAAATGCTTCGCCACCGGGTGGACTGGCGACCCCCACAATATTAAGAATGGTAAGTGCTACCTATTTTTCAAGGCAACAGATGACTGATTAGGGGTGATGTGATTGTCAACAATTATTGACTATTCGGCTGGTGTTCCAAGCGCCGCCGATGTTAAAAACGCTGGTCATATGGGTGCTGTGCGGTACGTATCCCAACCACGGGAAGCGTGGATGCGGGGCAAGCCGATTGGTAAAAACGAGCTTGACGACTTCTACCGTAACGGCTTGTCAATAGCTTTCGTGTATCAGTACGGGAAGGAACACGACTCGGATATCAAGCGTGGCTACGCTGGTGGGGTATCGGATGCTACCGCGGTTTTGCAGCATTTGCAAAGTCTAGGGCGCGGTGATGCTGCATGCTTCTTCGCCGTGGATTATAATATTTCTCTCAGCGAGTGGAATAGTTTCGGTGTTGAATACTTCCGTGGGGTGAACGATATTCTGGGTGTGTCTCGCACCGGAATATATGGGCATTCGCGTGTAATATCGTGGGCTGTTGAGGACGGTGTGATTGCCGATTGTGGCGAGGGGCATTTCTTGGCTTGGCAGACCGCAGCATGGAGCGGGGGTGAGCTAGCCCCAGAAGCCGTCCTGTTCCAAAAAATCGGGACCGTAACAGTGGGTGGCGTACAGTGTGACGTTAATGAAATCCTATGGCATGAGTGGGGGCAAACGAACGCCAGTGGTACCCCGCATACGCAACTGACGCAACCCATGACCGAAGAAATGCCGGACACAGAGGAACACATGGAAGCCGATATTATGCCGATACAGCCCAACCCCAACCACTACGGCGACCCCCTGTTCATGCCCGAAGTTTTACGCGCTTTCGGCGTTGACGTGCAAGAACTTGATGGTTGGCGAGAGTGGGGCATGGGTGACTTCACGAAGATTTGGGGTGTGGCGGTGCACCACACGGGTGCTAATAATACTTCTGCGGAATATATTGCGCGGAACCCCGGACTTGAAAACGGCTTGTCTTCTCAGATTCATTTAAGCCGCACGCCCCCCTATACCGCCACGATTTGTGGGGCTGGTGTGGCCTGGCATTTGGGTCGGGGATCGTACCCCGGCTTGCCGACCGATAACGCTAACCCGTATATGATCGGTATTGAACCCCAGTCGGACGGGGTTTCACCGTGGCCGGATAATATGCTGGACACCTACCACAGGATTGTAGCGGCATTGCTGTGGTATTTGGGTTTGGATTCCAGCCGGTGTATTGCCCACTGGGAGTACTCATATTATGCGCAGGGCAAGTGGGACCCCGGCGCGGGTGACGGTGTTGCTGGCCACATGATGGATATGGACGAGTTCCGTGCAAATGTTCAGAAATATATTGATAACCCACCTTTTGGGAAAGGGGAGCTTATGGGTGTTTTAGACGCACGCTTTAAATCGCGGGTGCCTGGTAGCGAATGGGAAGGCACTTTACGTGACTTCATCATCAACACCAACGCGCACGCATTCATGGGTATGGAGTCTGCCCAGCGTAATGGGGATAAGCTGGATAAGCTTATCGAACTCACAGAAAAGCAGAATGATCTTCTGCAAAACATTGCCAACCGGATTCGGTAAGGAAGGGGAAAGTTTATGGCTTTCAATAATCAAACCGCGGACGTGCTCAACCAGGCCTTGCGTAGTATTGCTGCTAGGCAATCCTTAAGTAAGCGTAAGGCTAACACGGTGACCGCGGCTTTCGGTAGCGCCCTGCTGATTGTGGCGGTGGTGCTGACTGGTGTGTTCGCGCACCACACTAACCTGCCTGCCTACACGGAGCAGATCGTCCCGATCATTCTTAGTGCTCTCACAGTGTTGGGTGTGTCTCGCACCCCTAACGGTGTGACCGATAGTGTGGTGGACAAAATCAATGATGAGCTGTTCAACATCATTGATGATACGGAGGCGGGTAAGTCCCATAATCGGGTTGTTGCCCCCGCGGTGATTGAGGCACCGGAAAAGTAGTATTTGAGCAGTGATGATTGCCCCAGCCTATATGGGTTGGGGCTTTTCATAATACCCGAAAGGTAGAACATATGATAGCCGAATTAACGGCGCTAAGCGCAGCCCTAGCCACCGCAGTCACCGCACTAATAGCAGCATGGATGAAAGCTAAAACCGATAACCAGAACCTTAGAAAAAGCGAAATCGAACGCATGGACCAACGCATCACCAGCCTATCAGACCAAGTAAACATATTGGAGAAGCGCATTGATGAGGAACGCGACAGGCGTCACGCTATCGAGGATATAGCGTCACGCTTGCACAGGGCACTGGAGCGCGCTATAAGCGTGATAGATAGACTGCTGAGTATACATAGGGCGAATGATATACCCGATGATGAGCTGATAAATGTGCAAGTAAAACAGCTTCGTGAGATCAACAGCACCCTTGACGCCGACCAATAACATAACAGTGACATTAATGGCGCATATAAAAACACCCCCGGCTTTTATACCGGGGGTTATTTTTCGTGTCTCACTTATAGAAAAACTCAGCTTCCGCTTTGAACCGCCTGAACGCCTCATTGTGGGGGTGGTTGATGGTGCCGTCCAAAACCAGGTTCACAAACCGCATGCCCGTTTCCACCAGGGCGCCGATAAGTTTATCGTCACGGGGTACGGTCATGGTGGTGATCCTACCGGGCTGGAAACCATCGAACGACTCCAACCTTTCCTCAACCACGAACAAACACTTTTCCGCATCGGTAATAAGCATTTCCCATTGGCATTGACGCATGTAATTCTTCGGCATGTGCGCCACATCATCAAAGAAACGCTTCGTGCCGGCGGTTTTAATCTGCACCGTAGCATTCTTGCCGGGAATCAAGCCGTCGGGTGTGGCAGCAAACAGCGGGTGGGTTGTGGACACTAAAAGGTTTGTGTTATGTTCAACCGGAATCCACGCCTCCAATAGTTTTCCCACAATAACCGGTTCCCGAATGTTGCCCCACTCCGTGTATTCGTTCCCCCGGAAGGGGGGTGTGTCGCCCCATTTTTCCTCACCGAGGTTCACCATGGCCTTGACGGCTTTCGGGCCGAGCTTGCCCATTTCGCTAGCGGTCAAGTACGATTTTCTTAGCTTTAACCAGCCCGCCCGGCTTTCGTGACTTAATGACGAATATCTCACAATCTCTCCCTAGACCATCTTTGCAGGGTTTTCCGTAAACACTGAACTGCTTGGCGTACCACCGCAGACTGCAGCCGTCCGACATGTGCAACATGTGAAACCTTGCAAGCTCCCTTGCGGCATACACCATGCTGTCAAGAATCATTTTATTCTCTTCAACTGTCATGGACTTAGGTTTTGTTAAGAGTTTCAGTAGCTCATTGTCCACACCATACACCCGTGACACGTGTGCCCAACCATCACGGCTATAAAAACCGGAAAGCATACGGACAGCGTGGTGCCGTAAAACTTTATCGTACCAAACAATCTTATCATGGAGTAGCATGGGTCACCTGCGGCTATCCCAAAGGAACACAATAGTAACAATCATTCCGCAAACCAGTGCAACAATCTCAGAGACTAACATGCCGTACCCCTGAATCCTTGCAGTCCCTAAAATCTATTTTAGGGCAGTCTAAGAAAAACCCGCCAGACAGAGCACTATTATACCTACAGGTGCTGATATGGTAGCCGGGGGAGATGAAACCGTCATCACCTAGCGGGGTTTGCCTCCTGACTTCGGCAAGCAGTTTTTCGTAATCAAGCCCATACTTTTTGCAATACTTTTGCACGGTTTCAAAAATCCAGGAATACATTTCGCGGATCGTACTATATTCTGGGGGTTTTGGCCTACACGCATCAAAGAGTGAATTTTGCTCAACCGCTACAGCCAGCAACGGGGCCAATACCTCACAGGCGAAATCATGTGTAAACTTCTGGTTGCGCATAGTATCCCCTTCCCAATCTCGCCGTGTCATTAAATTGCGGATCACATCATTGTACTCTCTCTTTTCAAGGTGGCCTTCTACTGCGAATATGAAGGTGTTCACATAGGCCCCTAGGCCCGAGTGCCGAAGGTTGCTGTTTGCCTTCCTGAAAAAGTTAATCATTTTCACCACACATCATTGCCACGATTCTTCCTTTCTGAAAATGTTACCCCCAATAGTGTTGCCTGCCCTGGCCCCAAACCCCACCCCCATAATAGGGGGCTAACCGTTAAACTTCTTCTTTCTCTTCCTCGGCTTCGTCTTCAGCACGCCATTCCGCAATCTGCTTCTCCCAACCTTTCGCGAACGGATCGAACATTTGTTCGCGCCACCCTGGGAAGATCTTATCCAACAAAACCGCATGATTGGGGTGGCGGTCGGTATCCAACCGAACATCATGCACCCGGCTATCACCAGGCCCGAACTTATCACCAAACAGTAGGAACCGCGATTCGCCCGAACCCGTGTCATAGCTCATATCAACCCACACGGTTGACCCACCAGGCCATTCTAGCTCATAATAACTAGTGGCCAACGCATCATAAACATTTTCATTATTCGCATAAAATGTTCGATTATATTCATGGACATCAACATCATTATTGATAGGCAAATGCAGATTACGAATATCGCAAGCGTCAAGCATCTGCAAAAACTTCCGATAATCGCCACGCACGCTTTCCTTCAGGCCAATGTGAAGCCCATCACCCTTAACCGGCTTGGCAGCAAGAAACTGCTCCAAAGCGCTTTCGGAAATGTACTTCACATCATCACCAATGATGAGGCGGATTTGTTCCTCCACCAAATCATCGAAATCATTAAACCACTTTTCCGGTAGCGGGAACCGGTCTTCAACACTTGACATTTTATGCACCTCCACCAATATTATTCTGCTCAATATGCTCCTCAAGCCGGTCACGCAGGCGGTCAACCATGAACCGCCACGATGTGACCAAAATCTCATCAAAATGGTCACCATGGGAATGGTACTCCTCAGACCACATCAGTCGGCTTGGCTTAAAATCTGCACCGATACGGGTATGAATATCGCCCCACCGGTCAACTACAATATCCTGATCCCCCCACAGGCTGTGGAAAACCGCAACCAGCATCACATCATCGCCGTGCTGAACAAACTCCCAATCCAAATCAAAAATGTTGATCTTCGCAAAATGTGATTGGAGCAGGGGTTTCACCGCTTTCACCCAATCGGGATTGTGCAGGTCGCCGTCTTCAAGGCTTGTGTCGGCAATCATTTCCGCAACACCACGCAAATCATAATCCGAAGGCATGAACTGCCGTGGGTCACGGATCACATAATCGGCTAGGCGCTGCTCAATTTCTGGGATTGTAACCATAGTGTTATCCTCACTTTTCCGGTTCGGGGGCAACCATTGGCCACCCCCGTTCCGAAAATTGTTTTTAGTAGTCCAGGTCACCGTTGGGGTCGAGGGCTTCCAGCATCACTTTCGCATGGGCCACCTCCGCATCGGTGTAATCCTCGGGGTATTCCAGGATAGCGCTATGAACCTGGGCTGCAGCGATTTTCAGGCATTCCTCAGCCTTGGGGAACAAGCGCAGCAAATCTTGCATTTCCTCATCGCCCGGCTTCGTGGACACGAACCATTCGTAGTGTACGTAATCACCCCAGCGCTGCCCTTCAATGCTGAGGGCGAAACGGCCAGTCAGGTGATCTAGGGCGTCGGTGTAGTCGATACCGGTTTCAAACGACACGCCAGCATTCAAGCCCTCGCCGATTTGCTTTTCAAAGGCCCCATAGCCGAAAACATCAACCGCGGGGGAATCCTCATACACAACCGAAAAGCTGTAGAAGTCTTCGCCCTCAAAAACCTTACGGATCAGGCCCTCGATGGTGGCGGGTGCCTGATTTTGGTACTGTGCTTGCATGGTGGTCCTCCTTGAACCTTAGGGCACCAACCCTTTTGGTTGGTCTTTTCTGCTTTACCCTATGCCCCTATTATACAGTGTGGCTTGCCCCGGCGTCAAACCCCCACGCCGTGTTTTACATCACATCATTTTCGAGTAGTTCTGTGAGCTCACCTTTTTTGGCCAGGTATGCCCGGCGGTAGTGTGTACGCGCTTTTTCCCCTAGAGTTTGGTTTTCCCAGCGGGCTTCCATCTGCCAAAGATTGAGGGTTTCGCACACGTATTCGATACGCGCGTTGCGTGCGGACTTGCGAATGAACTTGATTTGTGATTGGGGGTTCCAGTCCAAACCATCGAACAACCATTCGATCGTATCCATGTCGCGCTGGTCATTCAGCAGAATTGATCCTAGCACAACAATCTCGCTGGGGTTTTCCTCACGTAGTGTGGCTTCGATCACAACCGGGTGATTGTTAGCATCGGTGGAGCCCCATGGGAAGTCATATAGCACATTCACCGACAGGGACAGTTTGCCCTGGGTGACGAAAACATCACCACCCCACCGATCAATGCCGCTAGGGCGACGCCCCATGGATTCGGTCACTTCTGGGGCGATGGTTTCACCACATGTGAGCATGAAACCCTTGATTACTTCAAGGTCGTCTTGGCTGTTTTCCACCACAATATCGAAAATGTCACTCATTATTTGTGCCCCTCCTAGGCACTTCC